CCAGGTACCGGTGGAGGCGTGGTTGTTGTTGGTCCGGTAGCACCAGCTGCATTGGCAGCATTGATTGCCGCTTGAACAGCGGCTTGGGCTGCGGCTATAATCGCCGGGGTAGATGATGTTATGCCTTGAGCTATCTTCTGGCCAGCACCGATTCCTGCGGTTTCCCAATTTTTAGTATCGAAAGCATCGTAAGTCTGTTGAGCGGACGTTACGGCCGTCAGCGGAACGACGGCCAGCTTCTCATCAAAAGTTCCAAAAGCCAATTCTGCAGCAGCGACCGATTCCGGCATGACGCCAAACTTATTAATGATGGCGTCTATATTTATCACGCCGTCACCCGAATCCTTGACTATGGCTTTCAAAGCCTCATCGTAATTTTTTGCCGGCAATACCCCGCCAGCGAGGGCGCTATTCAATATCGGCATGGCGCCGGCCAGTGCCCTACTTTTCTCGTCCGACAGCCCAAAAGATTCTTGCAGCCCGGATACTGCAGTGGCATAGGTCGAGAAATCGATCTTTCCGGCTTTTTGCAGCTCTCCCAATCCCTGGATAGCAGTTTCTGCAATCTGCGCATTCGTCGCACCCTTGAGAGACGAGGAAAGCTCCAGATACGACTGGGCAGCCTCTCTAACGGCGCCTGCCTGATCGCGCTTGGCCTTCTCGGCACCTACGGATGCCTGTAGAGATGCTCGTTCGGCGTCCGACAATTCTAATGTTCCTGCAGCCGCGTCGTGCATGGCCAGTCCATATTGAGTAGTTGAATACAGCCCCAACGCGGTTGCTTGCGCCAACAACTGCATATCGGTGGTCGTTGTATCTAACTCATCCCCCAAGCCGCCCACGGTCTCCAGCATAATTAATTGGATATTGTTCAATTCCTCGTCAGCCACACCCAAGTCGGCGGCCGCCTGAGTGAGCATCCCGTAACTACTTGACAGGCTGACGGTCTCGGCGAGTTTCTTATTGACGGCAGAAAGAGACATAAGCAGTTTGCGTTCTGCGTCTGTCATGTCAGAGGTTCCGGTCGTGGCAGCATTCAGGAAAGCCGTCATGCGCTCCAGCGAAACCGCGCCCGTGGCATAACCCTTCGCCATCAGATCGGTGTCTGAGCTCAATTTCTCCTGCTCTGGACTCAATTGTCCGGTAGCGATCTTGAGATCTATAATCTTCTGCGCGGCATCTTCTGCGTTGAGATTCATGGAAGAGATTGCTTTTTCGACCTGGGACATAGAATCTTCCAAAGGAACCCCGGCGGCAGTTAATTCTTTTTCTGCGGAAGCAAGCGCAGTCACACCGTGAGCGGCATCCCATTGGGCTTGCGCCTGGTCTTTTATTCCTTTGACTATCGCTTGCACTATTGGGTTCGTCTGACCTTGCAAACCAGCAAGCTCGTTGTTTGTTTTGAGGATTGCTTGCCAATATTCATCGAATGATTTCGACGTGCGCAACAAAGCTGCCTGTAACCCAGGCTGATCGCTAAGGAATTTTGATTCGTCTTCCGTCAACTTGATCCATGCCACTACGGCCTTGGCAATCACGTTGGACTGATCGTTGAAGACCTTATTGGCTTCTATGCTTTTCTGGTTATAGGCGTCGACGATCTCCGCGGCCGATTTCCCCTGTGTAATCATCTGGTTAAAGAAACCGCCCCAGGCAGTCGTGATGTCCGATGTATCTGCACTTCCCAGGATCATGCTCAACCCCGTTGCCGCATCTCCCAGGACTGGCATCAACCCGACTTCGATTGTCTCTTTGAGATTCTCGATCGCCACATCGGCCCGCTCGAATCTATCTGTGGCCGATTCAGTATTGCCCCCAACCTGTGCAAGAATATCTTGTCCCTTTAATAGCGTTGCATTCATCAACGCCATCGACTTCTCTTCCTCGTTCAATGCGCCTGCAGCTTTACCGATACTTTTGGCATAGTCAGCATAGGCAGCGGTGCTGTCGATGACGATACCGACCTGTTTCAGCCCCTTCGGCGTCAGGTTCTTGATGCTGGTCGAAAGCGACTCGTACAGTTCGAGCGTGCTCCCCATGGTCGGGTTGAGCTTGTTCGAAGCTTTGGCAATCTCCATCAGCGCCGGGGCGTTTTCGAGCAGCGCTTTCGATAACTCTTCCGATGTGCCAGTCAGCATTTTTAGCGTGGCAGCCATCAGGTCGCTATCATCGACGGTTCCACGCGCGGCCGCGCTGAGCTGATCTATTGTGTCTGTCGATGCTCCCAATCGCTCGATAAGCGAATTGTAGCTTTCCTCAAGCTGGACAATCTTAGCGCCCTCTTCGCCAAAATCCAGGGCTTTCTTAATGAGCACCGCTACGCCAGCGATAACCACCGATGCGTTCTTGATGATGTTCTTGACATTATCGATAATCTGGCCAAAGCCCTGAAATTTTGATCCCGATTCCTTTGCCTGGCTGCCAGCCTGGTCCGTTTGGTCGCCCATCTTCTTTAAGGCGCCGGTGGTGTCTTGCAGCTCCACCTGCATTTTACCGAGGGTGGCCGTTTCGTTATTAAGGCGCACTTCCATATTTTGCGCGGCGGCTGAGCCAGCACCATGAGCGGCCACTTGTTGTTCGTAGGCTACCTGTAGAGCGTTTACCTTCTCTTTTTGGAGGTCAATGCTTTTATTTAATGTACTAATGCGTAAATTTAATCCGTCCGACGTGGAACTCCAGTCGCCGAGGATGGAAGCGGAAGCCTGAAACGAACTATTAACAACTTTAAGTTCACGCGTAATTTCAGCTAGGCCGCTTTTTAGATCGGACGTATCGCTTCCGAAGCGAGCAGAGAGACGATTATCCGATGGCATTAGAAGCCTCCGCTTTCTTTTTGGCGTTATATACCTTTAGCCCATCTGAAATATTTTTGCGCTGTTCGGGAGATATTACTCTACCTTTACGAGAGAGAGATAATTTTTTGCTTTTTTCAGCCGAAAGCTTTTTCCCTAATCGGTTTTTATTTCCCACAGCAATTTTATTAGCCTTCATGGATACCGATAAATTTTTAATTACTTCCGGGTTATTGGCAAGATATTCTTTCCGGGATAAAGACATTTTTTCACGTGTTTCGAGGGAATGCTTTTTCCCTTGATTAGCTTTTGCAAGTTTTGCCCGCTCATCAGGTGATTTCCTATGTCCGGGTTTTCCCTTCCGGGCTCTAGACATTTTTTCTCTTGTTTCGAGAGTGTGTTTTCTTCCTAAGGCTGCCTGGGCCATTTTTAGGCAAGTTTCTGGAGTTTCTTTTACTCCTTTATGAGCTTCCGAAAGCTTGATCCGTGTTTCCAGCGATTGAGGATGTCCTGGTAATCCTATATGTGCTTTGGACATATTTTCACGAACCCCCAAAGGCACGATTTTACCCTTCTCAGATTGAGATATCTTCTGCCGCGTTTCTTGAGAGGGCGGATGAGTTTTCTTGCCTCGATGTGCTAGAGATAGCTTCTCTCTTGTCTCTTGAGAAATTGGCCCACGATATCGTGACAGGGGCGAACCGCCACATAGGTTATATCCATTCGGTGATAAAGTTCCAAAAGCAGCAATGACGGCATTTTCGTGATAATTAGCCGCGTCCACATTATCGAAAATTGCCAATATACTGAAGTCGAAATTCTCGATACCATATTTTTTAACCGCACGATTAAATGCAAGTGCGAAACTGTTCCCTTGGGCATGCATCAGAAAACGTCTTTTTGGATCTTTGGTAACACCGACATAGGCCTTGCCATTGCCTTTATGGCGATACATATAAAGAGAGATCAGAAGATTATTGTCCATATTCAAATTACAACCAACTTACACTATCGCAAAAAACCTGTTTGCGCGCCGACATTGGATCTGCTTTCTGCCCGTGCGTCTCAGTAAAGCGACGCATGAACTTCATGGTTGACTCAAAATCTGAAGAGTCGATATCGAAAATGCTCCAGTGGAAAGCATCGACCAGGCTAATCTTGAGATCGGTTAGCATTACTTTTGAAGGCGGCTGGTTGCTATCGGCCGGATCCCCGGCCGGGTAGGGTTTGGGTTGAAACTCTTCAACACGTTGCCGATCTTGGCTACGATCATATTGAAGACGCTAATGATGTCGCCCAGGTCGGCGCCTTTATTCAGCTCATCCAGGGTGAACTGCTCTCCAAAAACTTCTACGATGAACGATTTGATAGCTGTCCAGGTCTCGCGGTCGCTTTTGGGCTCCTGATTCTCGGACATATCCAGGGCGATAAAGACCCGCCCCAGCGGGATGCGCAGCTTGCTATATTCAGCTTTGACCGAGTCATCCGGGTTGTAAAACGTGATCTGGATCGGATCGGGCATAGTACCTCTACAGGCCTGGCGGGCTTTTTAGACCCACCAGGCCGATTGTGATATTCTGTTCCGATTACGGCGCGGCCGTGGTGAAATTCACCGCGCCCTTGAGCGTGCTGCCGTAGATGTCGGTCACCGCATAGGTGATGATGTAGGCCACCGAGTTGGTCAGACTGGCGGTCGGATCGATGGTGACGATCTTCTTGGTGGCGTCCAGGGTGACCGTGCCCGCCACTTGCGACGCATCGGATGCCAGGATCAGCATGATGTGATTCGCCGCATCCGCCGGCAGGGCGTTGTTGAAGGTCAACGTCTGGTTGGCGGTGATGGAGATATTCGATGTGCCATCCCCGGGTACACTGGGCGACATCGCCAGCGCCGACGGGGTGAGAACGCCTGGCACCTGCACCTGCGTGAACCAACCGGTGTCATCGAAAGCAGCGGTGTCGTCATCACCGATCACGCGCTTCACACTGTCATCGATATCGCCCAGGTCGAACTTGTACACCGTGCGGATCGCCGTGAAGCTTAGATCCAGGGTCTTGGGATCGGGCTTATCGGCCAGGGTGGCGACGGCCTCTTTGGGCATGTCGAACTTGCCTTTCAAGTACCAGTAGTACCGGTAAGAGCCATTGCTCTTCTTCGAACGGAAACCCAGGGCCATGAATGGCGCGATTCCGCCGTTATCGTACATGCGCCCGGTGGTGTCGTCGAATACCTTACCGGTGATCATCGCCAGTGTTTCCAGGTCCAACCCGGTGATTTTCAGGGCGAGCTTGGTCTCGCCCTCGCTCGTGGCGACATCGTAGGGCTGATCGTCGGCGTACTGGATTTGAAACGCCGTGGACGGCTCCTGGCTGGCTTCAGCCGCGGGCGCCAGCCAGGCGGGGGTATCTGCCGTATAGGCGGCCGCGCTGTCGGCAGTGACCTCGGCGATGTATAGATTGTCGAGGCCGATTTTGGATTTGTACTCACCTTCGTTTGCCATATTAACTCCTTATGTTAGTTGGGGCAGTCCTGGAAAGCGTGTTCTTTACGCTCGACTGCCTGTTACAATTCTTCTAAGTATTCGAAATCGAGGGCGATCCCATGATGCCGGGTTTCGATGTCGTAATCGAGCTGCCGCCCGGCTACGAAGAGAAAACCAGCCCCCGTCATCGCTCCGATTACATCGGGCATGCCAGCCAGGCCTGCCCGGCGATATACACTCACCTGCACCAGCCAGTTGCGCAGCGTTTCGGCGTCATCGGCATGCTGCTCGGGAGTGATGTCGATAACCGTATGCACCAGATAGGTATCTGGCAGATCGCCGCCTGGCGTATCTGCCAGGTAGTCTCCGGCGCTGACCGGCAGACTCAGCGCGGTCAATGCGGTTTGGGTAAGCTCCCAGATAGTAGCCATTATTTTAGCCAGTTCTGGAAGATCTCTTCCATCGCAGCACGAGCTTTCTTGCTGTCGTTTCGCAGCGTGGGCCGGATGTAGGGCCGCGCCCTGATTCCCGGGCGCGGGTGGCGCCTGGGGTTCTTTGGGCTGGGGCTCGAGCGTCCGCCGAACTCCCACACCGCAGCGATGCGGGCGGTTTCGGCGTCCGTACCGCGCAGGACGCCCAGGTACAAATAGCGCTTGTTGCCGTCCGCCATAACAACGGTCTTGCGAATGGCTTGCTTGATCACACCATACGGAGCACGCGCCTGCATGCCTGCCACCAGCACGTTACCGCCGGCGTCCAGGCACTGCTCGGCGACCAGGTCGATATCCCGACCGGCCTTCTGTAGCTCGTCCAGGTATGCGTCAAACCCTTCAAGCGTCAGCGTCACTTTCGCCATCAGCTCTCCCGCTTTCGGATTACTTTCAGTTCAAGGTATTCACCGCGTTCGCCTATGTTATCCATCGAAACGATCTCCCACCGGTCGGCGCCTTTAAATACCGCGCACGTCAGATCCACATCGGACCGGTAGCGGATCAGAACCGTGGCAGCCTGGCCAGCCTGGGCCGTTTGGGCGATCCAGGCCTCCTGGCCGTGCACGTTCACCCACTTCGCCCACACAGTCGCGATCGTGGTGGGCCAGGTGGAAATCGGAAATCCACCGGCGCCGGTCGTCACCGTGCGACTTTTCAGGGCGATCGAGGTGCGCAACTCGCCAGGATTGGTGACCTTGCCGTTCAGGTTCATGCGGTTGTAAATCCAATTTCATCGGTGATCGTGCGCCCATAGCTGTCAGCGGCCGCAGTGATCACCAGGGTATAGGCCGCATCCGCGGTCAGGCTGCCGGTCGGATTGACGGTCAGGATCTTCTTGGTCACGTCCAGGCTTTTGACCGTTGTAACCGTGTTGCCCGCAGCGTCCTTGAGCACTGCCGCGCTGGTGGCCGAGCTGTCCATAGCATGACTGAAGATTAGCACCAGGTTGGCCGTGATGGCGATATCCATATCACCATCCTTGGGCAGGCTGGTAACAATCGTCAGGGCGGCATCTGGCACGCCGGACGATTCCAGCTCGAGCGCCTGTGCCTCAAGTTGGGTCAGGCAGGCCGACAGGCCGCCTTGCAGCGCTCCGGCATTGCCGGTCATGCTCGGGTTCTCATGCCACATCGTCAGCAGCATCTGGGCCGCAGCTTTGGCCTTTGGCTCGATGGTGGTGTCGGCGGTCCAGTCGCGCCCGGTAGCGGTCTTGATGTAATCATCCACCTGCGGCAGGAGCTGCAGCATCAGCGCATCCGTGGTCAGGCAGCGCAGTACGTTGGCGGCTTCTGCCGCAGTGAGGATGTTGGTCATGCTGTTTTCTTATCCTTCTTGGGCTTTTTCGGGGCAGTAGACTCAGACAGGAGCTCAAAAGTCATGATGACTTCGATGCAATCCCTTTCCTGGAAGTAGTGGAGCTGACTTGCAGTCATATCTACCACTTCGCCCGCTTTGTGGCCCTCAAAGTCACGGATGAACATAACTTTTGCAATTGTTATCATGGTTCACTTTTCCTGTTTGTCCGTTTCTTCTGGCGCAGGGTCCAGGATACTCAGCCAGTATTCGACGTCCTGAATCGCGCCCGCAAAGGCGTTCAGGTTGGCCTGCAACTGAACGATATTCTCCTGGATCTGCGCTTGTTCGGCCCGGAGATCGGCCAGGCGCTTTTCAAGGTCTGCACGCGTGATAGGCATGGGGCACCTTTATGTATTGCCCGAGAAGAGCGGGATGTAGTAGGTCGTGCCATCGATCCGGATCAGCCCAACCTTGGCAGCCACGCCCGCCGCGTTACCCGCGGACACAGTGTTGGTACCGGCTGCAACGACGAGCGCCTGAGCGCCGCCGGTCGGTTTCACGATGTCAAAGAAGAACGCCGCGTCGGTCTGGGCGTAGATGAGCGATTGGAACTTGTTATCCTTGTTGGCGGAAATACGAATGGCGTTGTACTCATTGAACGGGATCCCGGTCGGTCCAAGAACATCGATCCAGAGACCGGAAAGCTCGCCGGCGCTGATCGTCCCAGGACCGCCGGTCAGGCAGTCGAGCTGGGCGATCAGGGCGCAGGCGCGGCTGTCAGCGTGATTCAGGGTGCCGGTGATGATCAGCTTGCCCTGCGCGCCGTAGAAGTAAGCGCCGCCGGCGCTGTTCGCTCCGGAGAGCGTAACCAGGCCGCGCACTCCGGCGATCGTTCCGCCAGAGATAGCCGCATGGCTGGCCGTGATCGCTCCGTGAACCTGCCGCACCGTTCCCAGCGCCGCCGTCGAGATGGTTTTTGCTGTGACCAGAGGCAGAAGAGCCCGCGCCAGCGTCCATTGGTCCGGGGCCATACACTTGGCAGCCTCAGTCCCCGTTTGAATTTCAGCAGACGATGCAAACGTCGTCTCCCCGCCTGTCAGGCCGGTGATGGTCGCACCCCCTTCGACGGTAACGGTCGCAGCCGCGAGAATGGACAAAGTACTTCCGACCACCCAGGTCTTACCACCGGGAAGCATTCGGTTTTTGGTTATTGGATTTCCCATAGCATTTACTCCTAACTCGTTTCATGGGCGGATGTTAAAGCGAGTGGTTTTCTCGCTCAGCATCCGCCCCTATGAATTCATCAAAACTACTCAGGTAGGCAGGGTGATGTGGAGCAAGCCCATCGAGGATGCGTCCATCACCTTTGCATCCAGCCGCATGATCCCGCGCACTTCGGTGTTATTAAAGCGCCAGGCATCGCCGCCGACGTTCGTCGCGCTCAGCTCGTACGGCATGCGGCGGAAGAAGGTCAGCCACTCTCGCCCGTCGCCGATGGCGATCTGGGTCTTGGTGCTGGTATCGGTGTCGGCGAATAGCGAGGTTGGAATGACCACCACAGGACGGCCCTTGATACGGAAACCGGTCGCCAGGGTTGGATCAGGCTGCAGCAGCGGGCGCCCCACGCCGTCCTCAAACGAATCCAGTAGATCCAGACCGCTCTGGTTCATGAAGATGTTGGCTCCGGCGCTGACCGCAGGATCAAGCGTTTTGTTGAGCATGGTCTTGATCGCCGCCAATGCCAGGGTGTAGTCGGTGACGTTGGTGTCACTGACGGCCTTGAGCAGCGTGGCGATCACCGAAGTGTTGGTCAACGCGGCCTTTTTGGCAAGCCAGCGCCCCAAATAGCTCATGATCTGCGCCGGGGTATCTGAAAGCAGGTTAGTCACAATCGGGATGTACCCCGCATACTCGACGATGGTGTAGGTCACCTTCGAAAACTCCGGATCCGCAGCTTCGGTAATCGTTTGGTTTTCGGTGTGCGCTGCGAACGGAGCAGCCGGTCCGCCTTGCTCGACAGCCCGCCAGCCAGAGTAAGCGGTCACATCCTCGATATTGAACCAGGCCGGATTCGCCAGGTCGGTGTAGGTGCGCATCAGTTCTTTGATCTTGTTGTCAAACTCCACCGGTAGCAGGTTTCCGCCCTCGTGGCCCGAGTCGCCGGTTTCGGTCAGGGCGTTGAGCAGGATGCCGTATTTCTCGGAGCTGTACTTACCCGACAAGATTTCCTTGGGGGTAACGCCATTGCGGAGGGCATCGAAGAACACCCGCTTATACTCCGGGCTGGCACGCAGGTCGGCGATCTCTTTCGGCTCTTTATCCCCGCCCATCGGCACGAAGCGCGAAGCGGGATCGCCGTCGCCCTGGGTGGCGGCCAGCATCGAGAGATAGAGCTGGTTGGCCTGGGTGGCGTTGACTTTGGCCTGATCGAGAGACTCCTTCAGCTTCAGGGCTTCGTCGTTCTGATTCTTCTCGAAAAGGTCGTTGATTTGCGCGGCAATCACTTGAACCCGCGCTTCAGCCTCATTAGCTGCATCGTAAAAACGTTTCAGGTTCATTCTGTGCTCCTTTTTTTGCACAAGAGTCGAGATTCAGCGCGGAGTTTAGCCGCTTGCTGATTGTTTTGAACCGGCTGGGGGGCGTCCCCAACCCGGGCTAACGCAGCCAGGGCAGCCGGAACATTCCGATAGTTTTTGATGGCGTTTACCATCGCCGTCTGTTGGGCCGAGTCTGTTGGGGCAGACCCATGTGTCTGCCCATTTGGAACGATGATCACCTCATCCGCGAAGCCCAGATCCACCGCCTCGCGGGCGTTCATCCAGGTCTCGTTGACCATCATCTTCGCCAGGCGGTCCCGGCTGATCCCGGTGCGCGCTTCATACACATCCACCAGGCCGCCCTTGGCCGATTTAAGCTCCTCGAGCAGGCGGCTCAAGTCTTCGATGTTGAGCGCAGCCAGGAAGAATATGACCATCGGATCGTGGATCATAAAAAATGATGTATCCTGCATCCGGATCACGTTGCCAGCCAGGGCCACCACGGTGGCAGCCGAGGCCGCCAGGCCATCGATGCGCACGGTTTTCCGGCCTGGATAATCGATCAGGGTGCTGCGGATCACACTGGCCGCGATCATGTCGCCGCCGCCCGAATTCATGCGGATGGTGATCGGTCCACCATTGCCGAAACGATACAAATCGGTCTTGAATTTCTTGGGGGTGATGTCATCATCGAACCAGGAATACTCGGAGATGTAGCCATAGAACTCCAGCTCCGGCTCGGCGGCCACGCCTGTCTCTCCTGCGGCGCCCTGTTCGGTCGCATTGCTCCAGCGCCAGAATGGCTCGTGGGGTTTGGCTGAGCCTTCGAAGCAGCGGATGGGTTGTTTAGGTTCCATTGGGATCTCCTATAACGGTCATGTTGGCCGGGATGTAATGCTGATCTCCGCCTATGTAGGCGCTCTGATCGTCGATGGCACGCGCTTCGTTGGGGGTGAGCTGCCCGCTAAGGATTTTCTTTTCCAGATATCCGGCGCGGGTAGTGGCATCGGTGCGCAGGAGCACGTCGCGGTTGAAGCGCAAATAAGTATCGTTCTGCTCGAGCTCGCTCAGGAATTTGAGCGCGCCAGCCTGCTCCCACTGCACCAAGTAGGGATCGAGCGTGGTATTGAGATAATCCAGGTTCTGCTGCTCGTTGGATTGATAGGATTGCTTGCCTTGATTGAGTTTGTAGCTGGGCACTCCGAAGAAGTTGGCGATCTCCAGATCGTTGGCATTGATCGACTCCAGGAATTGGGCATCCACCGGCTTCATGGTGATTTGCTCGAATTTGGTGGTCTTGTTATCCAGGATCGCCAGGCGGTAAGCATTGGAGGAGCCACTCATGGCCTCCTCGTAGGCTGAGCGGACTTTCGCACGCGCTTCTTTATCCAACTCTCCGGCCATCCACATCAAGCCGCCAGGGTTGAGTCCCTGGGCGTAGAATTTGGCCTGGGTTTCGTGGGCGCCCATCTGGCGACCGAGGCTCTCGCGGCCGTAGGTGATCACGCTGCGACCGGTGATCCCATCGATGGAGTTGATTACGATCGAGAACATTTCCACGTCTGGAATCCATTCCGGGATACCGGAGGTGAAATTCACGTGATACCAGAGGTCGCCATTGGCATCCAGGTATGGCTGTACACTGCTGGTCGGCAGGATGAACATTTCTCGGCGTGCGCCAGGCTGGCGGCGGGGCAGCCAGGCATAGGCGGCGCCGTAGGTCAGCAGCCAGGTCATGAGTGTTTTCTTGAACACGAACGGCGTCATCCAGCGGTTGGGGGTGACTTCGAGCATCCAGGGGGTGTTCTGCAGGCGGGCGTTGGGGCGCAAGCGCTCGATCTGGCCTGGCGAGCGGCTCAGAAACGTTTGTAGCGGCATCTTGGCCAGGTCATCGGACAGGATGTTGATGCAGCGATACGCGGTGGCCACGCCCTTCGAGGTCTCCGCGGTGACGGCCTGGCCGGAGGATGATACCGTGGTCAGAGCGGTGACCAACTCAGGCAGGGCCGTCACCGCGGGCACAGGCGAGAGGGCGGAGAGCAGGCGGGTGATTAGCATGGGTTATTCCAGCACGTCGGTATTCTCGATCTCATAATTGCCATTCAGCCGCTGGCAGATTGCCAGGATGGTCTGACGGTATGTCCAATTTGACGGGATGTTCGGGTATCCGTTCGCAGTGAGCCAGGTGTTAAGTTTGGTACGCACGCCCGCGTCGATGGTATCTCCCAACTCCGCCCAATGACCGCGCAAGCGGTTATCAATGGCAGTCAATATTTGCTTGTACGTCCATCCGGTCGGGATGTTGGGTAACTCCCGTGCTGTCAGCCAGGTATTGAGGCCCATCCGAAACGCGGTTGCGGCAACGTCTGCTAATGCGGCGTGATCAGCTAAATATAGAGTTTGAAATCCACCAAACACCTGTCGGTATATCCAGTTGGCAGGGATATTAGGCAGGCTGTATTTTGTCAGCCAGGTATTGAGTTGCGTACGTACCGTGGCATTGATAACGCCTTCCATCTCCGGCCAGTTATCGAAATCAGGGTGAGTAATCGCGCACAATGGAACCACCTGGGCGAGTGCGTTGATCGCCGTAACCTGCGCCGCCGTTCCGGTGACGATGTAAATGCCGTACTGCAGGGTCGTGGGCGTCTTGGCGCATAGAACATTGCCAGTGTGAGGTAGTCCGCTGAAATCAGGGACGCCGCCTATCATGCGAGTGACCAAAAAGGCTTTCATGGCTTGCTCCATCGGTCGAGGATCGCGTATTCGTTGCCCGCACCGCGTGGATAGATCACCAGGTTATCGAGCGTGTTACCCACATCTGTGCTGAACAGCCCGCAATACCCGCCCGTCGTGATGGTTGCCACCGCCGTCGAGCCGATCAGCGTCGCCACGCCCGCGGATGTTAGGTGGATCAGCCTCACGTTTGCGCCGTCTGCGATCAGTTGTAGACTGTCGTTGGCGGTAAAGGCTTTCACGGCGGTAAAGAGCTGCGTCCAGGTTGCGCCGCTAAACTCAACCACCGTTACACTGCCCTTATCGAAAAATGCCAGGATACCGCTGGTTGGTGTGGTTGGATCGTTCAGGCGAATAGCCATCCCGGAATGTGTGCGCGCCGTCATCGCCACGGCTTTGACTTGCGCCACTACGTCCGCTGTAAAACTGGTATTCAGCGGGCGGAATAACTCAGCCGTTGTGAACGCCTTGACTTTATTATTTGCATCCAGGGCAGTCGCCGCAGTTGCGCGGAAATGGTCGCCAATTGCACAACCCGCATAAAAGTAATTCGCCTGCGTGGCCGTGATGCTGTACCAAGTTCCCACCACAAGCGCACCTGAGTTCAGCTCCGCCCCCAATACAGGCGTATTCAGCGCCACCCCTCCGGCCACGCTCCACGTGGCCGCGGTTGCCCAGGGTACATTCGCCCCGCCTGAGCCTATGCCCGTTGTCTCAGCATGACCCGCTCCGTCCGTCAGGGTTGCGCTAGTCATGCCGTCAGATGCCAGAGGCGTGGGGAGCCAGAGAGTGACGGGGACGCGGATAAAGTCGGTGGTAAGAACATGATCGGCATTAGCGAGTGCAGGATATAGGGGTGTGGTGTTAGCAGTCGGGGCAACATATAGCAATTTATAATTGGTAAATGCACCCCCCTTGATCAGGTAAAAACACCCGACCGCACGTAGGCCGAAAGCCAATTTATACGGTGTACTGGCTGAGATAGTGCCAATGACAGTTAAAACAGCATTATTATAAATGGCTAAAGAACCCGCCGAAAGAGACCATAAGGTATGAACATCACCCTGGCCGCCACTTTGATTACTATCAAATCCAATCATCATCCCATTAGTATTGAACGCGGATACATTTATTTTGGTTATCAACAATCTACCTACTGCGCGAACAATGCCCGCGTACCAGATAGCGGGATCACCCCACGCCGGACTGGCCTTTCCGCTAGCGAACACGCAATTACCGCCCGATAGCGAAAGTTTATTCTCTGTGTCCGTCACCACCCTTGCCCCACCCGGCCCTGGCACTGCCAGCGTGCCGTTGACGCTGCCCGCGGCAAGCGTGTCCGAGAAGTCGTCGCGGAGGAGGTACTTCTCAGGGTCAAATATCGACATATCAGGAGATAGAATTATCGGTAGCATAGATCATCCCAACAACTGTACGCCGCTCATCCGCACGGTGATCACGCCGCCACTCACCGGCGTGGACGCAGCCTCCGCCACCAGGCGCAAATAAAGCCGGGTATCAGCCGCGGCGCACTTGATCTCACGCCACATGTCCACACAAGCAAACGCAACGTCCGATCCCGTTCCCTCGGTGATGGGGTAAAGATCGACAAACTTTTTACGGTTGGCATCGTTGGCAGTCAACAGCGTAAACGTGGATTGGTCGACCAAAACGGGCACTTGCGCCACGTAAATCCACGCCCTCACCGCGCCAAGCATCGCCACGCCTTGCAGGGATATGGACAGGCCGCTCAGGATGATCCCGCCGCCCGCCACGCCCGCCACGTCGAAACTGAGAAGCTTGGCAATCGTACCGACCGTGATCGTCTGGGGAGTTGTGCCCACCGGCTGCAAGGCAACCGTAAAGACAACCGTGGTGGCGTTCGTGCCCGCGCCGCAAATCCAGTCGCCGTCGATGTTGGTCACGGTAAACCCGGCAAAAATACCCGCGACGGTGATCCTGTCGCCCACGGCAAACGCATTGGCCGCGGTGAGTGTGACCACCTTGAGCGCGTAGGCGAGAGCCGTGACCGCGACGGAACAGTTGATCGACTTGTTGGCCGCGTAGGGCGTGGTGTTCGCAGGGCGGGTCAGGCTGTCTGATACGCTGAATGTCGGCGCTTTGGCTGTTACACCCAGGTTGTAGGTGCCATCGAGATTATCGATGGCTTTCACATCTACCTGATTTTGCCCATCCGAGAATCTAATCTTTCGGTCTGCCATTGCTAGACTCCTTCTGACCGGCACCCACCAGGACACCGGCGATAATGCAAAATGCTCCGGCCACGTATAACATGGCCACCAGGCTGAGTTCTGCCGTTGCCGCCAGGATCAACCCGGCGCCAATCGCCAGCAGGATATCGTCAAGATACTTCCTCATCACATGCTCCAGTTCGGATCCATAATTAACGCGCTCAGGTCCACGCTGCCTTTATAACTCACGGCGCGGGCCATGGCATCAATCCAGGCGCTCACCAGGTCGATCCGGCGGGTGCGCACCACACTCTTTCCTTTGTGCTCTTTCACCAGCTTGATCTGGGCATTGCCATTCTTGGCGATGCTGGAATTGCCAAAGCACCAGCGCGCTACCTGGTTGGCCTCGTGGGTGATCTTGTGCTCGCGCAGCAGGCGCTCAGTCTCGTTGAGCG